TGCGAGTTTAAAATAGAGGCGGCTCTTTTTGCCTTGGCTTGGTTGGCGCCAGCAGCCTTTGTATCTGCCGCGGCTTGGGTCAACTCGTCCGCGGCTTTGGTGGCGGCGTCTCCAGCACCTAATTTAGCGGCGACTCCCATTGCGCCGGCGGCGCCTTTCTGGACCATGCCTTTGGCGCCGGACTTCATCTTTGATATTGCGCCTGATCCGCGCGCCTTAAGTCGGTCGAGCATTCCCTCGTCGATATCGCCGTTCTCGATCATCGCCTGAATCTCTTCATCGATAATTTGTTTTAATTGATTTTCTGTGATTTTCATAGCTAACTCCCTTTACAGCAATGACGGACAGGTTGAAGCATCCACTTACTTGTCCAAATATTTATGTTCATGTTTTATTCCCTCGTCTCCAAATATCATGTTTAGAATGTATGATGTTCCAGATGATAGCCAACCTAAAATAAAGAAATTAGCAACAGAAACGTCAAAATTAAATAGTTCTGTAAACGGAGAAAGCAACAATAAAAACCAACCAATATGAAATCCCATGCACATTGGGCACTTAAAAAGAGTTCCAAGTTTTCCCTTGGTCGGTCTTATGTTGTCAAAAACTTTGCCATATACAACGATTTGCGTTAGCCCATAGGCACATAATATAAAAGTTAATAATTCCATTGTTTCCTATTCAAAAGTGTACATGTAGTTTAGCGAATAAGGATCTCTGATATACGATTGTTTCATCGAACCCTTTTCAGTTGCTTGTGGAACCTCACCAAGTTCAGTTGAATCTGTCTTATCAGGGTGAATTAGTTCATCGTCCTGCATAGAGATAATGGCTTCCGTATTTTCAAAGTATGGGCGCTCTTCGTCGATGAATGTAGAGATGTTTATCAAAGCAAGCTTAGGACCTGACACTTCTGGTTTTGCAGATTCCTGGATTGTTGCCTCCATCGAACCATAAAATGCACCGGCTTGGACACTCTCGGGAACCAAGATGCCTTTCTTGATTAAGTGAGACATCAGGCGATTTTGGGCGCCATATACCAAATCAGACATTGTTTCCTTCGGAAAGACAACTACTTTTTTATTTGTTGGAGACAGAACAATGTCCACGTCGCCATGGTCAAAAATCATCACATCGCCAGACAATGATTGTCGTGCGTTTAATTCTAATTTAACTTTCTTTTGGTTGGCCTTTTCGCCAACTTTAATTATTATTGCCATTTTCCGTTGTTTCCCTTACAAGAGACTGCACCTTAAGAATGGTCGACAGTATCTCTTCGTTGATTTCTGTTGCCTTCAGGCTATCAAGCTTGTCTGCAATTAGACTTGTTTTCTCAGCCATGTCCTTGTCTTCAGAAATGTGTTTGCTCGCCTTGGCTAATTCAACTTCTTTCTTTAGCCTAGCAATTTCTTCGTTTAAAAACATTTTAAATTCTACCGAATTATCTACAAAAGATTTAATATAGAGATTGAGCACGCTTTTTTGTTCTTCAAAAAGTTGATTATCGTATTTGGTATTGAACTTCTCAACAAAAGAGTTTATCACGACGTTATCAACATTTGATATTTCTGACTTTATTTCTTTGTCACTCATACTGTCTAAAACCATCTTCTCAAGCAAGACCGCATCTCTGGGTGAATTATTCTTTGAAAACATTTGATAGATGTTTGCTAATGATTTATAGTTAGGCACAAAGTTACTGAAGATACTGGTGTCGAATTCTTTATTTACATCGTGGATAAAGTCAGATTGCTTTTTAAATAAGGCTTGCGGATCAATTAACATCTTTTGTAGTTTCGCTTCTCTAATTATTCGGCTACAATCTTCAGTTTCCAGACCCTGACCCTCATATAAAGAACGATAACAGTCTAGATCCTTTTTTAATAAGGAGTTAGTTTTAAAGTGTTTTCTGATTATGTTAACAACCTTAATCTTGCGCTCGTGATCATCCTGCAAGATTGCAGATGTCCCCTCTCGTATGAGTGCCTCGTAAGCGAACGCTGTATTCCGCTTCTTATTGTGCTTAGTCTTCATTTTTTTGCTCCGTAATTAATTTATTTTTGTTTTCTAAACCGGTAATTAAATTATGTAAAGAATCATTGACTTCAAAAAGCTTTCTTTCTTCATTAGACTCTTTCAAATTATAAATAGAAGCCTCTTCTTCATAAATACCTTTTGCGATACTAGGAATAGAGGCAATTTCTGCTCCGGGGAACTTAGCTCTGTTGGAAGCGCCTCGTTTCTCAGCATTATATTGAGCCTGATAATTTCTGGTTCTTGGTCCACTGTCTTTCCGAGAATCGCTGTTTACGGGGTGATAAACTTTGCCCTTGGCGCCCGGAGTAAGACGGGGTGCATTACGTGAGCCGGGAGGTACTGCGAGTAATGTCGGGTCTTCTCCTCCTCCTGCGTCGGCTGCGGGGTCTTCCCCAACATCTGCGGCTGGTATCTCTGCTGGTGCTTCTTCTCCGCCGAGGTCCATACCTATATCTCCGCCACCGCCACCGCCAACTGCGCCGGCTGTCTCGCCGGCGGCTGCTGCTTCCGCAACGGCTTGAAGATTCGCATCATGTTTACGATCATAGTACATTTCTCTTTGATTGCGAATGAAGTCTTCATGCGAGATGCCAAATATGTTTTCGGATACCCATCTGCGAGAGAAGAACCCTTCGGTAGCTGATGCAGCTATATCAAATTTCTGTTTCCAGTGTTCAATCTCTTGAAGCTCTGATATCTTCGAGGGATTGTTTAACACTATTTTAAAATTAACAAGGTCATCGCCGCGGAAGCCCAGTGTATAAAGATGAATGATACCAATCTTTTCAAGCTCAGAGGTGATTACTCTTTGCAATCTCTGAATTGTTCTAGCGAACCTAACGTCTTTTTGAGCAAGAGTTGTCTTGTCTTCTGCGGCACCATCGCCCATGGCAAGATATGCTTGGGGAATTTTAAGAGCAGAAAACAGTTTATCACGAAGATATTTAACATCGTCAATTGCTGTTGTGTTCTGACCACCTGCGAGGTTGGTAATCTCCGTAGCAGATCCGGGACGTACGGGAATGAAATAATCTTCTTCAATTGACATGGGGTTATATCTCATGTCAACGCGACCACTTTGAGCATCAATAACCGAGTGGCGTTTGAGCTGAGTTACAATCTTCTCCATATATTGTTCGACATCTTGTGGAGGGATGGCTCCAACATCAATCTTGAACAATCTTCTCTCAGAAGAACGAATGACTCTATAAGCCATCATCGCATCCTCTACAAGAGTTAATTGTCTAAAAATTCTTCTAGCAGGATCTAAAATAGAAGTACCATATGGTGCGTGCTTATCGTTACCTAAAACTCTAAAATGTGCAATTTGCCAATTTTCAAAAGTCATTCCGGCGCCATTCCATTGGTACTGAACGTAATTTGGATTGGTGGAGTCTTGACCCTCCAATCTCTCAAGCTCTGCTATTGGGAGATTGATCACAGATTGAACTCCATAGTTGTCATCTATATCGAGGTAAAGGAAAAAGTCTCCGTACTTGCACATTGTTCTGGCCCAACCAAAAAGATTGTAATCGATATTTAAAACCTTGGAATAAAGATTTTCGAGCACTGCTTTAATTTCTTCATTCGAGCATTTAACGTTTAGCATGGGGCGCAAGTCAGAATAGGTCGTCATTTCGTCCGCATAAATATCAAGCGATGAAGCAATCTCTGGCATATACTCCATCTGATCAAAGTCTACGTAGCGCTCGACTCGGCGCTGGTTTTGCATTGCGTTCGCAGAAAGAGTGTCCAACGGGTTATAAAGAGACTTTTTAAATTGTTGTCCGGACGCTGATTTAAATCTACTTGAAAACTTGTCCAAGTGCTGTCGCCTAATCTTTCTACCAGACTGAGAACGATAGTTAATAATCGGTCCCGAAAAAAGACGGGTGAGCGCTTTGAAAAGCTGCGACTGTGTGTTTCTTGAATTTTTACCTGCTGCCATTATTATTTCTCACTTTATAATCCATTTGTATTGTTCATACATTTTATCTGCTTCACTCATTTTATCAAAGATATCGTTTCTTTTGTAGCCTTGTTGACCTTTAATTTGTGTATTCATTGTAGTTTTAGATGTATAGATGGCACCCAGAAAAGCTTTTTGATAATTTAAATCTCTTGCGCTTGTTTGCAGTGCCGTGTCTCTAACCCAGCATGCAATTGCAAGAGCCATGATTAAGTCATCATGGTATCCTTTCATTGCCTGGGGTTTACCATTCCTCCAAATAAAAGTCTTCATCTCATTAATTGTGCGAGAAGAATGTATGGTAATTAGTTTATTTCTGATAAACTCTTCTAATTTCGCTACGATAAGAGGTCTAGTTTTCATAGTAGTGGAAAATCCTGGTACTGCAGAATTCATAACTTCGGCTTGATGTTGCTCGATGTACTCATGTGTAGACTTTATAGAATGGTAAATATTTGGATACCCATATTCTAGTAATTTATCAAGAACAGAATAGCCAATATTGTTATTTTCAACAACAAGCATACAATCTCCGTATTCTCGACCAACTTGATTCAACAAATTCGCAAACATATCTAAAGTTGCTTTTCCTTGATATTCTCCAACAACTTTTAAAGTTTCTAATTCTATTATATGAAATGTAGAATAATCAGCACCATCGCCACGAGCCACATCGGCTACCATTAAATAACTGCAAGAAGGATCATACTCCTCCCATATCCAAAAATTTCTGTCAAAACCGGTTCTGTGCTTAGGTTCGCATACGTTTGTCAGTAGCCATTCCATGCACTCGGGCTCAATGACAGTTTCTCCAGAAGTATTGAAGTTACACTCAAGCTCTTGCGCAATCTGGCGCTTGGACATATTTCTAGTTTCTTTCTTGTACCAATCGGTGTCTCTATCGGGGTGAACATCCCACGGCAAGTTCGTTAGATTGAAGTTGTTTGAGCCGGCATCTGCATCAACGCATGTCTTATGGAACCAGTTACCGACACCATTTGGAGTAGACAAAGCAATACAGCGACCACCAGTCGAAAGTGTGGGATACAAACCGGTCCATAGTTCATCCAGCCCTTCAATATGTGCCGCCTCATCAAGAACCAGCAGTGACAGAGCCTCAGAACGACCTGCATCACCAGAAGTTGATGCTGCTTTAATCGATGAGCCATTGGACAATTCAAAAGAAGTTCTGTTATCTACAGAAATTTCAGCAATTTTAATCCAAGCAGGAAGGTTGCGCATGATATTCTTAACCTTTTTTACTAGGTTACCAGCAACTGCAAACTTGGTTGCCATTACTAGAATAGCTTTATCGCGGTGAAACAACATCAGCCAAACAATGTAGCCGGCTGTGATTGTAGAAATTCCAAGCTGACGTGCTTTTAGAATTACATTGAAACGATAGTCGTTAAAATCTTTTAGAAGCTCGCTTTGAAAATCATAGGTATCAAAAAGAATCAACCCCTTCAAGGGGTGTGAGATTCTTGCATAAGATTTAAGGAAATAAACTGGGTCTTTGCCACACTTAAGTATTTCATTAACTCTTTCTTTTTTATCTAATTGAAAACTCATACATTTTTCAGGGCCGCTATATCTTCTTCATTCATTTCTTGTCGGCTAGCTAAATCTTGGTACATCTCTTCTGCGTCGTGATATGCAGATACATCACCGTTTTGATGCCATACTAAAATTGCCGGCTTCCCATCGCTTGCTGTTTCAACAGTAGCTTCTACATCGAACTTATCGGCTAAATCTTCGACCTCTTCTTCTTGAAGTTCGTCAGGACTTATACGCTCTTCGCCGGTATCATACGCACCTTCTTCGTCATATTCATCATTGTACTGAGGCATGTCATCGTCCCTATTGTAAGGGATACCAGCCATCTCCAATAATTTGTCGTAAACTTTGGTCTTAAGCTCTTCTCTGAAGCCAATCGGATTTGGTTCAGGTTCTTGGAAATATTCTGGCGCGACTTGACCAATGATGTTGTTAAACAAATCAACTACCTCATCTGGTTGCATCGCACTAACAATGCCCAAAATAGCTTGTTCTGGATCCTGCGGTGCGGCATCGGCAACGGTTTCATCACCGATCGGGAATGGCATTGTTTCTGCTGAATCCATGCTCGCGTCAGGTACACCGGGAACTTCGGGTGGAGGTGGCGGGGCTTTGTCACTGGTACCATATCCGTCTAGCCAAGAAGGTCTTGGTCCATTTTTTTGAATCCAATCCATAAACTCTTCATATCGTTCTTGACTCAAGGCTTCAAGCTGAAGCCCTTCTTCTTTCATATATTCTTCTAAAACAATTTGTTGAAGTCTCTGTTTCGAAATATTCATTTTTTAGGCGCGTCCTTATCCTTTTTTCTTGTATCGTTGCTTGGGCGCTTACCGCCATCCCCATTCCATCCGCCTTGAGAAACGAATGATTCCCAACTTGCTTCCGGCTTTGTATCTTGCTCTGCTCCGACTGCCATGGCTTCATCTAAGCCGCCAACCTTGTAGTGCATTTTTGCATTTACCCAAGAGCGCACACGGGAGGAGTTTTGAACATGTACGTCAACTTCCCCTTCTTTCGTCAGGGTTACTGAGTTTCCAGTAATTTTGCTATATTCTTTTTTAAGAAAGGAGGCAATATCAGCCATACGTTGTTCAACATCAGATTCAAAGCCCTGTGCATAAACTTCTTTAAGCTGAACTTCTGACATATAAGACAAACACATCATGTTTCCGTAGAATTTAATCCCAAAACCATCCATAACTCTTTTATCAAGAATAGGGTCTCCCTCTTCTCGTTGTAATCCAGCCTTAAGGGGTTCTCCCTTATCGTCTGTAGCGCCGTCATAAGCGTTAGCAGCTGCCTGTGAAAGCCCCTGCACTATTTCGTAAACTGTAGCCATTATTCATTTTCCTCTTTTAAATTTGGTCTCCAACCTTTTTGCCATCTCTCTTCTCTGCCTTCAACATATTGAATATAACAAGTATTGCAACAGTCAAATTTTAGAAGACAAACATCATCCATAGATTTCTTTGGAAAAGCTCCGCAGATAGGACATGTACTTAGAGGCTCCTTATTAAGTAGTTTTTTTGTAACCTTTATACCATTAATATCTATTTTCTCTTGCCATGAAGAGTTTAAAGAGTTCTTGGCATACAATTCTTTCATTTGAGAAATATATTGTTTTTCCTTTTCCTCATCCCAATCTTTCATCGGGTTCTTCACTGCATCATCACCATACTTTTCCGCTATTGCTTTTTCAATAGCTGCGATTCTGTCCAGATTTTTATTTTTCATTTATAGCCTTATATGCGCCGTATGAAGCTGCAGTACCAATGAGGATCCCACCAGCAAAATATAACCATTTGTGACGGGGTGAAGTTTTTTTTAGCGCGGTAGACAAAAGATTAATTTCTTTATCCTTCTGCATTATAAACAAATCATACTCATCTGTTAAGGCTTTATGCTCAATTTTTAAATTTTCTATCTTGAAGTTATATTCTTCTTTTTGAATCTTTAGCTGGTAGTCAGTCTTTATGTCGCACGAATACTTATATATATCATAATCTGCCAGCACTTTTGCCATTGCTTTCTCGTCAAAGAGAACACCAGCAAACGGCGCTGGTGCTTTATATTCCAAGATAGTAAACTTAGCTGGCTCTGTAGCGTTGGCTGCAAGGCTGAATATTAAAAGAAGATTAAGGAGCATATTGAATACCAAACCTATTTTCTATGTCTACTATCAACTGCTCTCTATCTTGGTTAAATTTATTTCTATACTCGCCCTTCTTATCTTCTCTCAGCTGCTCAACCATTTCAAGGGCATTCTCGTAGTCCTTTTCAATGGCGGCGATAGATTCCATATAGTTTTCCATCAACAATTGTTTTTCTTCTATTTCTCGCTTGTGTATCTCTTTCAGTCCGTCAATCTGCGCTTGGTGAGATTCCAACTGGGTTTCGTATGCGACTTGCATCAACTTGTAATCACGAGTATTCTTAAGAGCTATAACAGCAAAAAGCAACACGATTAGTATTGCCTTCCAGTTTCTGAGTGTGAAATCTAAAATTTGCTTCTTAATCATTGTATCCTCTTAAACGCGCAATCCCATCGATGACTGTTTGTCCGCCAATATATATTGCAGAAATTATTACCCAGTCTTCGCTGGTAACGTGCCCGGCTAAGGTTAGTGCTGTGGCGGTTATCCAAACCATCAACTTTCTTGAAGTTAATTTAGCTAGCCAACCATCTACAAAAGCTTCTGCTTTCGCCATCATTAGCTACCTCCGTTTTGCTTCTTAACGCTTTTTACACATTTCTCGTATTTTTCTTTATCTTCTCTTCCGACAGAAGCAGTGCATATGGCCCAAGGGTTGTTTTCTTCGGATTCTTCTAGCTGTTGTGAATCTTTGGATGATTCACCCATCTTAGCCGTCACTGCTTGCAAAACAATTCCACGAACTTCTTGGGGAACCTTTTCCATCTCAGCTTGCAGAATGTTATAAATTGCGTCTACCTGCGGCTGCAAGTCCTGCAACTCCATCTGTTCCATTTCTTCTTTAATGATTAGCTTGAGTTTGGACTTAGTGAGTTTCATTTTAATCTTGCCGCTGATTGTTGTTTACTAATATTTCTTCCAATGCCGGGATGCTCTTTCTTGAAGCCAGTTAATGCTGCAGAAACCGATTCTCTATCCGCCTCTCCGGTATACCATTCTTCAAATAGCGGCAATACATACTCTGAAATATAGTCGTCACCAACGCCACTCTCTGTTAAAATTTCAGTTAACAATTCTGCAGCAGTTGTTTCTTCTTCAACTTCAACGGCTGTTACGGAAACAGCAGTCTTGTTTACAAGCTTCATCCAGAGTGTCTCTATCCAATTCATTATATCTATCCTTTTATGTTGCTAATTATTTCATATCAGTATGGCTCAATTGAGACACCTAAATCTTGTATATTTCCAAGCTGCATAGTTTGCATAAATGCTTGGAGTTCTTGAACAAACCTAGCATGGTCTTGCTCGCTTCCGCCAGATGGAATTAAAATTTCCTCCCATTCTGGCTCATCAAGAGCCCAATCATTGCCCTGCTCTGTTAGGGCATCGGCGATGGCTTTTTTGATATCGTAATAATGGTCATAAGCGTTAGCTTGTCCATCCTGATCTAATCCGTATTCTACCAAATGCTTTCGCCAATTTTCAAATAGTTTGTTCATGTTGCTAATCCATTCATACTTAGTATTGCAATCAATCCGGGCACATTCTTTCGGACATAAACGCCAGAAAACAATGTCTCGCATCGACCGCCGACATAAGCGATTGCCGACTCAATATTCTTACTGACCTTGGGGTCTGCCACCATCTCTTCCGAGACTACCAAAACCAATGAACCAGCCGCTGCTTTCCCCTTCGGCGGGGGGCATGCTGACCTGTTCATACAGTTATGGAGAATCACCGATCCAAGCTTAGCAGTATTTGGATCCTTTATCATAGTTGAGCCTAAAAAGGCACGACCGTCATTNCCCAAACATGTTTCCAAATCCTTGCTGTCAAAAGATTGAATCGGTGAATCCTCGGTGGAGAGCTTTAACACTTGGGCAAGTGACTTAGCAAATTGTGTATTGGCGACAGGGTACATGCCGAGCATGCCGATTCTGCCGCGCAGTAAGCGTGTAGCTCGCTCGTTATCTAAAATGATATGCGGGTGCTGTGCAACATCGTTAGCCAGCGTCAACGCATTACGAGCGATTGTGGGGTTAAGATTTTCTTGTGCTGTCGGCCAGGAAACTATGTAAACGACCTTGCCACTCGACTGCACAGAGCGCATGTAACGCTCAAAGACAGGGTGCAAAGCGGTAACACTACTACCGGTACCGCCGCCACCGCCAGCAAGGACGAATAACCAATCAACTTTACCGAGTTTGATACGCAGGGCATCTTCAACAATCGCACCATTTTGACTTAAAACCTCTTTTCCATATTCTACGTTTTTTCCAATCCCATCTGAATCGGGGATGAGGACAACGTGATCCTCTTCTACATTCTTTGGAATGTCTTTACCTGTTGAATTTACGAGTAGCGTTTTATTGAATCCAAGCTCAATAAACGCATTCGCCATTTTATTGCCTCCACCGCCGACACCGACAAAACCAATGTTCAGGGATGAGGGTGCTGTATTCTCGGGGAGTAAATCTTCATCAGAGTATTCCATCTGTAATCCGAAGTCCTCAACCATACCGAAGTCTTCTGCATCTACCTGTTCGTGGTAACTGTCTTTCTCCTGCGCAAATGCGGGAGGTGGTTCTGCGGGAGGCAGAAAATC